TGTTGCTTGATTAACCATTTCTGCGGAACACATAAACGAAAATCCTGATCGTCTGTTTTTAAGGTAACACATTCCGTAGCACCTGGTATCTGCTTTACAAGCTTCCCAGAAAATAAAAAATAATCTATTTGATTCTCTGTAGTCTGGTGCTCCAACATCAATCTTTGACCATTGCAAATACATGTAGTGAGTACCAGTGATATAAGTAGGGGTGCCGTTATTATAAAAGAAAAAACCTTCTTCACGTCTATTAAATTCATCATCTATATAATCAAACCATTTTTCTCTAAAATCCATTGGGTATTTTTCCCAATCAAATCTATTCCTTATTTTTTGTAATTCTTTAGGGTAGTCGAATTTTTCCCAGTATTGTTCCTTTTTGCTTTCATTGCGTTTATAGCATTTAGATTCTGCTGGTAAAGCAATGCGGAGATTCTGTATTTCAATGATCTGTCCAATTGTTCCGTTTTTACTTATTACTATAAAATCGTAATCTGGGTTATAACCATATTCCCATTTTTTAAACCTATTATTTTTCTTTAATATCTTTGGATTAACAACATCTTTTATTTCTCTCCAAAGTGTTTGTTGATAACTCATTTACTCCTCCCCTCTGGAAATTTTAAAGCTCTAGGTTCTTTCTTTTGTTCTTTAGGTTTATCAGTTAATAATGCTTCTTCTTCCTCCATTCTATGTAGTATTTCAAAAGCATCAAATATAGCTAGTTTCTTAGTGGCAGCAGCGTTCTTAAGTCTGTCAGCGGATACATCATCTTGTGTATCCACTATAGGTTCTTTAGCTACTTTAATAAGTTCTTCAACTGCTATTCGCCCAGCTTGGATTATACTCTTCTTCGTTTCCTTGGTATTCATGTTCTATAACTATATCATTTGATTTCATACAATACAAACGTTCAGTACCTATATAAAATTCAAATTCACTATTAGGTTTAAACGTTACTAATGCTCCAGGATTTAATCCTACGCGTTCTAAGGACTTATTGGTGTATTTTAGTATTCCACGTAGAGAAACTTCTTTATCCGTTGTTAGATTAGATTTATTAACTAAAGGTTTTACAAAACAATAATTTAAATGTGTTTTATATTCATTGTTTTCTTTATAAAGATATATTTGATCAGGAGCACAAAAATATAAATCATCTTTAAAATATAACGCACTATTCCTCTCCCTACCTTTTTGATCATACCATCTTCTGAATATATTATGATGAACAACTACTTCATCCCCTACTTTAACTTTAGTTTTATATACACTTGGTATAGCAATTACTTTAGCTTTTTTACTTACAAATCTATGATTCTCTATAGTAGTGTTAACAATAAATTCTTTATCTCCTATTTGTTTTACATTATCATACCTATCTTCTAATGGTGTGATAATAAATTGGTATAAACTTTTCATTAATACTGAAGATCATATTCTACAGCTATAGACATGTTCTTATTAAAGTTTTTCCATTTTAAAACTTCATCATTCTTTTTGATAAATATATTGTAAGAACCATCTACTTCGTTATGTATAATGTCACAGATAGTATGACCACCATAAACCTCTTGATTAATTGAATAATGCATTGCATCATTTTTATAATCAGATCCAATACTGATTTTTCTTATAACGCTAGACATTTTCTAATTCCTCTTTATTTACTTCTACATATGTCCCATCTTCCACGTTTACTTTGATAGCTCCATATTCGCTTTCTAATTGATTTTTAAAATCCTCAACCTCTTGATTGATACCAGCGAATTTATGTAATAAACCATGTTTTTGAGCTTCGATAACTCCTACTTCGTGAAGTATACTATTAAGTTTTTTTTGTTGATCTTGTATTTTTTCTAAATACTCTTGTTTAATTTTGTTCATTTAATTAAATTTAATTTATATTTATTCTTCTGTATCTTGTTCAGACCATTCAGCTGTATTCATTAACTGTAAACAATCCTCGTATGTTAATGTTTGTAAAGGAGTTACAGGTACAGGTATAAATGAAGGTGTAGTATCAAATTTTATAACAAATTTAGTTCCATCTAAATTTTTTCTAATTGTATCTTCACTTGTTTCAAATACTTGATTAAAGTCTATATTACTTAAATCATTTATATCAATTATGCAATAAGTTTTTGCTGCTGCTCTCATGTTGTTATGTTAGGGTGTTACTGCGACAATATCACTTGATATCATATTATTCATTGTTCCTGCATTTCCACCACTACCCTCGTCAGGTATAGTTGGAAATGTTGCCCCATCTCCGTTACGCCACCAACCTAATGGAGAAAGTGAACTAAGATCGCCAGGAGCCCCGCCGTTCCATATAGAACTAATATCAGGTCCTGATAATATGCTGTTAAAAACAGATACCTCGTCTACGTTTCCTGGAAAAAACCAAGATTCAGTTCCGTTAACAGGGTGTTGTCTTGCGCCTATACACATTTTACCTGTAACAGGTGAAAATGAAAATAATAATTTATTTGTTATCTCCTGTGTTCCGTCAACAAAAACATTGCAAATTGTACCTGCCGCATTATATTCCACCGTATAAAGAATATGGTGCCACGCGCCATCATTTAAGTCGGTTGACGAATAAGTCGTGCCTCCCGCGCCTCCTTGACCTTGTATAGCTACTCGCGTTAATCCTGTTGTATTATATATCCTTCCTATTACACTGTTAGCATACGCCGTAACATAAATTCCAATTGGACAAAAAGATGTAAAATCAAGAAAACCTGCTGCAGTATTATCAATTTTCATCCAAAAAGAAGTTGTAAAATTAGGTACTGAACTATAGGCTAAAGATAAATTTGTTGTAACGCTTTGGTCTATACCATCAAAGTCTAGTGAATAAGTATTAGTGAAACCACCACCACCACCTCCACCACTACCACCTGGTCTTGATGGTCCTGGTAAGGAACTTAATGATGGTATAGGTGTGCTTATTCCAATTAACATAATATTAATATATAGCTACTAAATCTCCCGCAACAAAAGGAGTTGTTGCAGTTACAGCTACAACTCTTTTGGCTAGTACCGGTAAGAATGATCCAGCTGTAATACCTTTTAGTCTTGCTGTATAATCTCCAACTAAAGGATTAGCAGGGTCTCCATTATAAAGTTCTCCACTTTCTAGTATTAAATCTAAACCTGTATCAATAGCAATCCCAGCATACAAACAACACCCTCTTTCATGAGTATTAGGCAAATCTATATTTTTAACCGTAAAAGTAGATACACCAGCTCCTGCATCACTTAAAGTGTCACCTACTACATATCCTTCACCATAAGGCTTATTAACTGTACCAGTAAATGATAATTCAAATGAAGTAATAGCACCTGCAGAATCAACTGTTAATATTTTTACTTTAGCAGCTTCAGTAGCTGCAGCACCTGTACTTAATGTAATTATATCACCTGCAGAATAACCAGCGCCAGCTGCAGTCATTTCAAGTCCATTATAAACTTCATTGTGAAGAGCTCCTGTCCCCTCTTGACGTGGATTTATAGCACCAATAGCTACAGGAACCATATCATGAGCCAAAATTCTTGGTTGAGCAGCTTGATTTCCGTTTAATCCTCTCATTGTTTTTTTTATTTTTTATAAAACTATTTTACCTATTTTCTTTAATATGATCAATACCATAATAAGTACTAATCCTATATATATAAATTCTTTATACTTTTCCCACCAACTTAACTCTTTTACTATCACCTTATCTACAGGAACTTTTACAATTTTTTCTTTATAAATTGTATCCCCTTTACATTCTAAGTAATGGTGTAGCTCTCTAGTTATTGTGTCGTGAAAGTATTTTAATATAACTCGTTCGTTATTTATCACTGTTACAGAATCATGATAAATTACTTGAGTTGTTGTGTCAAATGATTGCTCTTTAATTACTATAGTATCTCTCACAAGTAAATCAAGAGTATCTTTCTGTATTAGTTCTGGATGTTTCTTTACTAAGTTATTTAATCTTTTTTGCGGAGAGCAAGAGATTATTAAGCATAGTAAGATTATTTGGATAATATTTTTCCTAATCCTTTTGATAACCATTCTTTTGTTTGTGTTCCTTTGAAAAGAAATAGAGCTAATGATACACATAGTAACACTAAAAATGGTGTTAACTCTAATTCACCCCAATAAAACATATATACATTAATGCCCAATAAAACTAACCCAATTATATTAGTTATAGTATTTTTTATTGAATCTTTCATGTTTTTTTTTAACTTTTTCCTCTTCTATGAACTGATTTACCTCTCCTTCCACTAGTTGCAACGTAACCTTTTGTTCTTTTACCTTTTCTCTTATGTGCCTTTGTGATATTATATCTACCTTTACTTCTACTTCTTTTTATTTTACTCTTTTGTTTTTTAACTTTAACTTTATCCGGTTTACCTATACTTGGTGGTGAAGGTTCTTCATCTCGTCCAGCAATACTTAATGTTTTAGGTATTTCTTTATAATATCCTTCTTCATCTCTAGCTATTCTACCTGAAATATCATATTGGTATTTATGATGTTCAGTTGGTTTAGGAATTAATCCTTCTTTAACCATCTTTTTTTCAGAGAGATTTTTAGACACTCCTTCTTTGTATGAAGCTGCTTCTTCTGGATGCATTGCTTCAGTACGTGCTTGAATATCTTCCTCTGTACCGTGTCTTCTTTTAGATTGTCTTTTTTGCCTTTGAGCTATTCTAGTTTCTTTTCTTTCTGCTTTAGCTGCTTCTTTTTCTGGATCTCCACCAGTTAAACCAGCAACTTCACCAAATTTATACTTAGTTCCAGCTTTTGATCCTAATTTATATGCCATAATTTTATGCTTTAAATGCGTCAATAAATTTAACTAATCCAACACCCATGCCTATACCAGCATACATAGGATGCCCTTGTATCATTAATAATACTCCTATTCCGCCAGCTACACCAGCTTGAAATAATTTTGAGTTTACTACTTTTTTAATTTTATCCATTATTTATTTTTTAGTTGAACAACCAAAGTTTTTTGCGTAGTTAGCCATTTCTCTAACTTCTTTTGAATACTCACCTTCATCTGCACTCATAACTGCATCAGCAGCACTACATGCATCTTCAAATCCGTTTTTCTTAGCCCATCTAGTAAATTTACCTCTATTTTTCTTTTTAATTTCTGGGAATGGTTTTTGTGCCATAATATTTATTTTTTATAAGGGAAGTTTTTATTGAACCAATTTTTACGATGATCACAATTACAACCACCTGGAATTTTATCTGCTAATTTTTTAATTCCAGTTGCTTTAGTGAAACGTTCTATTGTATCTCCTAAACCTCGATCTTTCATTACATATCTCCTTCTTCCATAGAGTCTTTCTCTCTATCTATTACCGGCATATATCTTAATTCATTACTCATTCTGTGATGAGACATATGTTTTAATACTTTCATTGCGCCTGCTTCTGAAGCAGATCCTTTCATACCTTTACCCATTAGAATCTATTTTTACGTGAATGTTTTAATACTTTATGAGCACCCATTGCACTATGTTTTTGCTCATCGATCCTATGGATTTCTCCTTTAGCATCGTAAATTAATTCTCTATCGTGAATCATTTCTTGTTTAGCGCCTTTGTCTCCTTTTTTATATCTTTCATCAGCGCGATGTAATTGACCTTTTGCATCATAGATTAACTCTCTATTATGCATCATGTCTCTATCATATCTATTCATTTTCTACTTTGTTAATCATTTTAAAATGACAAGTTGCTATCCTGTCTCTAAACTCTTCTGTTAATAATAAATCACATTCACGCTTGTTAGTCATGAAAAAGTTCTCCGACAATATTGCCGGCATTTTAGTTCGTTTTAATACATAGAAGGCCGCTTCTTTATCTAAGTCACTATCAGACATGTCTTTCCTAAGTTTATGATCTGGAAACTCATGTTCCATATAACTTAAAAGAATATCTGCATATTTATCAGATTTAGTTTGACCAGGCGATGTATACACTGAGTATCCATTAGCTGACTCTTTACTAAATCCATTTGAGTGTACAGATACATATACAGAGTTTTTATAATAAGCATATATTGCGTTTGCTCTATTTACTCTAGTAGACAATGGCACATCTTGCCAATCATTAACAATGTCTAAAGCAAAAATACCTGCTTCGCGACATTTAGCTATAATTCTATTTACTATATCTCTATTACCTACTCCTTCAAAGTATTGTGTACCATCATCCCACTTAGGTGATCTTTTACCTGAGGTCATGTACTCTCCAGTTTCGGGATGTAGTCCTCCGTGACCAGGATCTAGTAACCAAATTTTTTTACTCATCTTTATTCTTTTTTCTAAGAACGTACCATCTATTTAAAGTGTAACCCAATGTAGCTGCAAGTAATAATATCTTTAATGTTGGTTCGATAAAATCACAACAACTTGCCATAAACGCGCCTCCGTTCGCGATGTATAGCTTTACATCTGTTAAACCCATTAGTCCTGAGCGTTAAGAGTAGCGTTTCCTTTGTAAGGTATATTATTAATAGTTAAAGCTGGTGCAATAGTACCATCTTTAGAAACCATTGTTCTTTCGCCTACAGGCATGCATCTTTTTGGAGTTGCTAATTTTACTCCTGCTGGCTTTTGTTTTTCTCCGTATCCTGGCATAATTAATGTTTTATGTTTGTGATGTAATTTTTTGTTGTAGTGATTTTTGAATATCATCCATAGGTGGTGAAACAGGTTTGCTAAATAGTGATCCATATGTATCAATTTTTGGATCTGATACTGCAGCCATTGTATTAAAGCTTTGTGGTGAAAACGTAGGGTTTCCTCCTCCTGTGCCGTTAGTTTGAGGGTTTTGACTAATTAAAGAGTCATCTCCAATATTGAATTCTAATTTTCTTCTCCTTGCTTCTCGATCAATTTCTCTTTGATTTAATTCTGCTTGTCTTCGTGCTTTTCTGTCTGCTGCTGCTTCTGTTCTAGCTTGTTGATCTTCTGCTTGATTTGATTTTTTCTTTTTGATCCCTCCTGAAATACCTCCAATTAAAGCACCAACTCCAGCACCAACTGCTGTTCCTATACCAGGTATTGGTATGAAACTTCCAATTTTCGCACCCATCGCAGCTCCTTTTGCTGCGCCACCTAGTGCTGCTTTTCCTACTCCTTGTGCCATAACTTAACCTTTTCGTGCTTTTCTTCTATCCTTCCTTGCTTCTCTTAAATCTCCTTTAGCAACTCTCTTTGTTGCTTTAATGTATTTTTTCTTTGATTTTTCCATTTCTTCTTTAGGTATAGATTTTAACTGTGGCATAAACATGGGTCCAAAATCAGTTAAAATTGCACCCCGATCCTTACTAAATCCCATTGTTGTTGGTTTACCATTAATGCGGTTTAACCTACTTCTGACTAAACCAGAAGTATATTCGTGGTCTCCTTTTCTCAATATTTTTTGTAAAGGTTTACCTTCTTCATCTAAATATGATGGTCTTTTACCTTGAGCTACTTTATTAATTTTATCTCCATCACCGCTAATGGCGTTACCATCTTTAGAAGTATATTCGCGATTACCTGGCTTACCAAATTTAGCATCTAATCTCTCTCTTTTCTTTTCTGCTTTAGAAAGCATTTTTTGTCTTACATTTCCTTCAGGTATTACACTAGCTATTGCTTCTCGTAAAAGAGGTTTTTTAACACCTCTTAAACCGCTATCTTGTACACTACTTGTAGATTGTGCTTGATCTATTGCTAATTTTTTAGGGTTTTTATTTTCTGTAGTACTTGTTTCTTTTATTGAATCATCAGCTACCGTTTCACTTGTTCTTTTATAAGTAAGATCACTTTGTTGCGGGTTTTCATAACTATTTCCGTTTGACATAATCTATATTTTATCGCTATTCATATTTAAAATAGAAGCAGCTAGTACCTTATGACTATAAGAATTTCGTTTCATAACTATATTTCTTCTTTCACTTGTAGGTATATCTTCTTCTCCTAACATAATTCGGTACATTCTACTTATTAGCTGTTTGCACTTGAAGGAAACTTTGTAGATATTGTATTTCTGTGTTGTTCTATTTCGTTCTCTCCAAACTACTATCCAACCCTCTTTTAATAATCTGTTCCAGCGCCTGTTGTCCCAGCTGTAAGAATATGTACCTTTTTTAAAATCATCTTTTGTAAAAAACTCTATTGCATCTAAGTAAATTAATAACTCTAAATCAGCATCATTTAACTTATTTGTTTTACACGCCCATTTACGTATAATCCTGTAATGTTTAAGTAAATTGAGATCTTTAAGATCTGATGATGTTAATTTTCTCATTATTCAATTCCCAAAAATTTATTTGATGCTATTGCTTATCTAAAATATCTTCTATTTCTCGCGGTTTGTGTTACTTTGTATTTATCTCCTCTCCATTTTGTGCCATCAGCATCCTCATAAAAACTTCCTTTTCCTTTTTTACGCACTATTTTTCCTAATTTCTTACCATATGGGTTATATATTTTTTCAATTGATTTGTTTTTCTTTTGTTTAGTTTGTGAATAACCTGGTTTATCATATCTATCTGCTTCTAATTTCCACGAGCCATAATCAGAAATGGGAGATCTTTCTTCACCTCTTCTAATTGATCTTAAGTTTTTTCTAGCGGCTTTAACTTTACCTTTAGCTTCTCCTATTTTTATTTTAGTAGCATCTTTACTTTCGGATCTGCGTGTTTTTTCTTCTGCTCTTTTTTGTTTTCCTGGTTTAAGAGTTTTTTGTGCTTTTCTTTTAGCTGCTTGGATTTCATCTCTCCTAGTTTCTCTTGCTGATTGTTTAAGGGCTTTTCTAGCACTCGTATTTTCTTTTTCAGCTTTTTTGCTAATTTTACTTGCTTCTTTATTTATTTGTCTCTCTTCCCTTGAACTTTGTCTTGCTTGTTTTTTAACTCCTTTTTTATAAGCTTTTTCATCAAACCCATATCCAGCTTTAGCTGCTTGTTTAGATTCTTTTTTTATCGCTCTTTCTTGTTGTTTAGCAGCTTTTTTTTCTGCGCTACCTATTTGAGATTCTAACTGTTGCATCCTAGCTTTGTTACCAGTTCCCTCTTCCACTCGTTTGAGTTTATCAGTTAATCTTTTTATTCTTCTCATAGAAGCTGTACTTCCAGCTCTCTTGTTTCCGTATGTACCGTGTGCCATATGTTGTTTTTTTTATAAGACGATTACTACATCCTGTTCTTTAATAACTTTATATTGTTCTTTATTTATTTCAATACCAAATCCAGCATGTCTATCGTAGTAGATTTTGTCACCTTTATTAACTCCAGCAACCTCTCCACCTACTTCTATTATATCTGCCATTCGATATCTAATATCTTCTCTATGTGACTCTGCAAGGATTAAACCTCCTTGAGTTGTTGTGTCATTCTCTTTTACAGGAGTGATGACAATGTTTTTACCTATTGCCCTCATGCCCTAATATTATTAATTACACAATCAGTGGATAATATTGTAGTGGCTACTGAGGCCGCGTTCATTAGTGCGCTTTTAGTAACAAGTAATGGATCTATTATTCCGGACTTTACCATACTTACTGTTTCACCTGTAACCACATCCAATCCTTCACCTTTTACTGTTGGCATTTCATAATCATCTATACCAGCATTTTTTAAAATTGTATCATAAGGAGCTGAAATAGCTGTTAATAATACATGTTCTGATATAGATTCAGGTTCTATGTTTTGAGATGCATTTAACAATGCAATCCCTCCGCCAGGCACTATACCCTCTTTGATCGCGGCTTTGGTAGCACATATAGCATCT